TCTCGCGTACGGAACGCCAGAAAAATGATATTGACTCGTCTTGGTACAACATGCTATACGATACGCAAGACCCAGAGCTCGCGCAGTTTGGGCGGGATCTTGTTACAAACACTGTCGTATCAACTGGATTTGCCCCGGGACCTAATTCAATCTTCGATCACATCCCTGTGGAATTCCTCGAAGAGATTGGTGTCGGCAGTGCTCTCCATACTGAAGTCATGGGTAGGGATATGGCGTCACTTGCTGATTTCTCTACTGAGGACTTTGTTCTGAACTACGGTACACACACCTTCGGTGGTAAGCATTTGTTCCCAACAATCTCTGACCCACTGACTGATACACACAGCGACAAGAACAACGACAGTCAGTACCTTGTAGCAATAGATGTTAACGGAGTAAAGACTCTGTTCACTAAGGTAGCAAGCAAGGACGGGCTGAATACCTACCAGAGAGTCAATACCATGGGTGTTCAGAACGCTTTGTATGAGGGTAACCTGAGAGGTAACAACAACAAGAGCTTGGTGCATACACACACAGGGCTCAATCAGAGTAGAGCAATTGATGGATCTAGCCAGATGAACCCACCAGTTGGTAAGTCTATAGATGCACAGGTTGCTAAGCTGATGGGTGCCTTTGAGAAAGCAGGTGTAGAGGTAGAGTTCAAGTTTGCTACACTCCCTAAAGGAGTCAAGGGTCAGGTGCAGGGTAGCCAGATTACAATTGACCCAGAGCAGATGACTGGGGATACAGTGTATCACGAGTTTGCTCACATCCTCATCGATCGTTTGCCTGCAGAGGATGTAGCTAGATACGCTAGAGAGATAGCTGATACATACCCAGAGCTTGCTATGTCAGTCAAAGCCAAGTATGGTGAGTTGACAGATGAGCAGTTTGCAAAGGAGTTGCTTGTTACAGCTATTGGATTGGAGGGTGCTAAGATTGAACGTAAGCAGCCCACCAAGATACAGAGTATCATCAACCGCATCCTCCGTGCTATAGGTAAGCTGTTTGGTATCCAGCCTAACATAGCAGCACAGCTCGCAGAGGATCTGTTTGCTGGTGAGATTAGACAGGAGATAGCAGAGGGGCAGTTCAACCCCATGGTTCAGATGTCAAAGGACATTAACCAGAGAGTACAAGACACAGCAGTAGAAGCTAGAATCTCAGTTGAAAGAGAGATAGCTCGTATCGAGCGTATGGGTAAGGAGGCCAGCAAGCAAGACTTGATACTCCTTAAAGACCTGCGTAAGAAGCTTACCAAGATCAATGACATAGCTGATGAGCTTGATGCCTTCCTCTCGTTCCAGCAGTTTGCTACTATACAGACAGCAAAGGCTAAGCGTCTGTATGCAAAACTGCAGCAGTACAAGAACAAGCAGCTGACAAAGGAGGAAGCTAGAGAGTTGCTCAACGAAGCTAACGAGTTGAAGTATATCCTGGATGGGTTGTTCAATACAACTAATCAGGATAGTATGATTAATAAGATGCGTCGTGCACTGAAGGAAGAACGTGCTCTTTCAGAGCCGGATGATGCCAACAGATTTGATCGCATACTTGTCAGACTAGATAGGGACTTTACTAGTCTTTTGGATATTGATGCTGACTATGCAGATACTATAGCACCACTTGTTGCTGATGCTCTGTACGAGTACGGTGATGAGGGAGCTGTAAACAGTCAGATTGATGACCAGATCAATCAGCTCCGCAAAGCTATGGACGAGGGTATCTATGATGTATCTGGTACAGGATACGCTGTAGGTAGATTCAATCCTATGCGTGTAGGAGAGTTCTTCAATAGAGAGCCTGAGATCAAGAAGGTCTTCCGTAACAGACAGGCCATCACAGAGCGAGTTGGGGAAGAAGGATTCAAGAAGGCTATTGTAGAAGCCAAGATCGAAGCACTGAAGAATAAGAAGGTTGGTAGAAAGCAACTCGTTGAGGAGCTTACCAAAGCACACAGACAGAAGTCTTTGTTCTCTGCAATGCTCGACCCACTCGTATACTCTAACGAAGCTAACCTGCAGCTCTTCACCAATGCAATGCGTGAAGCTAGAACCAATGCAAACAATCGTACGATCAGTATGATTCAGGAGGCAGAGGAAGCTTACAACAAGATCGTTGCATTCAAGGGCACACAGGACGACGTTGCTAAGCTCAACGAGGACATCCTTACAACTGTGGAGTTGACCAGACCTGATGGTAGTACAATCCAGGTTCTGTCTCTTGTGCAGATGTATGATACTGATGCATTCTATAAGGCACGTAACCAAGCTATGCGTGAGGCAGCTGAGGAGTTTGGGATGCCAGACCCTGCAGACATAGCTGCTATCAACCAGTGGAAGTATGATAGACGTGGGAATAAGAGTGCTAAGTACAAAGGATACCTCGCTAGTATAGCTAGATGGGAGTCAGAGAATACTGTTGAAGATCCAGGAGGACCTAATAGGAAGAGTGCAAGAGAGAAGTTTGTAGCCCTCAAGACAGGTGAGAGTCAGCTCATTGCAAAGGTTGAGCAGCTTGAGATGGAGGATGCAGAACAGATGGGAATGAGAGGATACTCTACTGTAGCATCTGACTTGGCCATAGCTAGAGCTGAGCTTAGAGAAGTACAGGAGGAGATCAGTAGAGTCAGCTACCGTGGTAGACTTGTTGGTAACCTTGCTGTTCCAAATGACAGCTACCTCAGCGATAAGTATGAGCGCATACAAAACACACCTGAGCTGCTTGAGTACTACAACTACATCAAGGATCTGTACTTCGAGAAGCAGAGAATCGTAGGTAAGAACAGACTGTTCACCAATGCATGGGATGATTACTCCTACACTATGCCGTCTATTCGTAAAGAGAGTTACGATAGAATGAAGCAGGATGGTGTAACAGCTACCATAAAGGATGCAGTTGTGGAAGGTGTAACTAGACAGGATACCGACACTCAGTTCGGTGCAGTCACTGACCACACAGGTGAACCACTGAAGTCTATCCCTGTATACTACACGAACCTTGTAGACCAGGCTGATGTAAGTAGAGACGTAATGAGTAGCATCATCCAGTTTGGACAGATGGCTCACCAGTACGAGGAGAAGTCTAAGATCCATGGCTTGGTCAATGCTATGACTAACCTCCATGAGAAGAGACAGACACTCTACGAAGAGAGTGGTATACCTGTAACAGATACCATTGCTAGTGGGGTCAAAGGAGCAGAGGAGTATATAACTAAGTCTATGCCAGAGGGGGATAGAACATTCAAGCATCTCCAAGACTTCATCAACAAGAACTTCTATGGTAAGTACGAAGTGACAGGTGCATTGGCGGGTGGTGTCTCAGGTCAGAAGCTTGCAGACAGAGCAGTTGGTTTGACTGCATTGAACAGCCTTGCATTCAACTTCCTGCAGATTGGTAACCAGGCTATCCTTGATAACCTGATGATTGCTCAGGAAGCAGGAGCTGGTGAGTTCTTCACTAGAGAAGACAGGAAGTGGGCACTCAGCACATACTTGTCAGAGAAGGGTGCGATAGGTGATACTACAGCCTTCGCCAACAAGAGCAAGCTTGGTATGGCTATGCAGATGTTTGATGCTATGTCAGACATAACTGATAGTCTTGGTAAGAATATCACAGGCTCAGCAGCGAAGAAGCTCTTCCAGTCTGACTGGGCATTCGGAATGCAGCAGGCTGTGGAACACCAGACTACAGCAACCAAGATGCTTGCACTCATGCATGCTACCAAAGGCTTCGTAGATGCAAACGGTAATCCTATTGAAGGTAACCTGTGGGACAACCTGATTGTAAAAGACGGTAAGCTGATTGTCAATCCTGATATAGCTAACTTCAGTATCGCAGCATTCACTGCAAAGCTTGCAGGTATCAACAGACGTACGAACCAGATCAAGGGTAGCTTCGATGCATCAGCAGCGAACTCCACAATCATGGGTAAGTTGATCCTCCTGTTTAAGAACTACTTCGTTCCATTCTACAGACGTAGACTTGGTCATGGTGAGAACTACCACGTAGACCTTGAGCTTGGTGGTGTGACTAGAGGATTCTACACTACGTTCTTTGGGTATCTCAGCTCAGTGATGGCAAACGGTGGACAGTTCCAGAAGGTATATGCTAACCTGTCAACAGTAGATAAGCGCAACATGCGCAGAGCTTTGCTTGAAGGAGCATATGTAGTAACCGCCATGGCAATACACGGGTTGCTCTCTAAGATGTTGGATGACGACGATGACAACAACTACTTCGTAGCATTCGGTGCATACCAAGCACGTAGACTGCAGACAGAATTGTTGTCACTCCTGAACCCAGCAGAGACCATCCGTATGTTTAAAGCACCGATGGCAACAGCTAACCACATGGAGAGATACTGGGACTTGATTACTCAGTTCTTCGTAGAGTTTGGTCACTTTGCATCGTTCGGATTGATAGGTGATGAAGAGGACTTGATACAACAAAGAACTTCATCCTGGGCAGAGAAAGGAGAGCGTAAGGTGACTGGTAGAATCCGCAAGGTTGTACCATTCGTCAACGGATTCAAGACCCTTGACTCTGAGAATGTGGAAGACAGATTGAGATTCTTCGACTAAGCGTAACCTTTACATAAGCGTTCCCGTATAGGGGGTATGGTTAACGGATTGACATACCTCATGAACTTGCTCAGCTTGCTGGGTGCGTACGGATGCGAAGTAAACAAGTCTAATGCTTGTTATGACTACAACCTTGACGGTATCATAGGATCAGCTGATCTGTTGGTGATGCTCGCTGGATTCCCATACGGATGAACTGGAGCAACTACATAATGGATTTGTTGTTGCTGCTCACAGCACTGGGTCTCCCAGACCTAGACCCTAACTCTGATGCTGCGCAGTTTGACTTCAACGGTAATGGTGTAATTGACACAGCGGATTTTATCCACATGTTGTCCCTCCAACCCCCTATCACTGAGGAAACCACCATATATTGCAACAGTCATGAAAACACAAGTCGTTAAAGTAGTGTGCTCCAAGGACCTGAGGTTTATACACATCGACGCTGGTATGAATGCTGAGGGGGTGCAGCGTATCTCCACAGAGACCAGTGAAGAATCAGTTATTCACCACTACCTCTCTCCTGCAGTAGACGAGGAAGTAAGGACGCAGTTTCCTGAGCTTAGGAATGCAGCGCTCCGAGTAGAATTTACTTTCGTGTAAAGAGCACGTGGTAAAAAAGGGGGACTCAATGGTCCCCCTTCCTCTTTCGTGCTATCTGTAATAGTACTAGATATCCAATCAAATCTTGCACCGAGTCCTCAGTATCTCTAGTGATACCACTGTTCTTGATGCGGTTTATCTTGTCATCTATCCGGACGCAAAGCGACTCGACTGCATCTGCTCGAGAGAACAATCTAAGCGGGTTCAATGCAGAATCTCCGTAGGCTGTATTCTTCTCCTCAAGCATTGTTAAGATGCCGTCCAAAATATACTTTACTTCTTCTATTGTGTCAAGATCTTCTTCCTTGATTTTTAATCTATCCAATGTACTAGTAGGGGACTTAAAGTACCCCTGTTCATCCTGGAACCAAATGCCGTCGCTCATCTTTAACTAGGTTTAGAAAGTCAATAGGAGTATCAAGATACTGATTAATCTTGAGAAAATGATTACACCCGAAGAACCCAGACTTACCACCTGAGTATGCTTCTGCCGCAGGATGCGGTGCAGTCAGGATGTAATGTGATGTATCCCGCTCCTCAGGGAACAGAGACATCACTGGTTCAGGGGACTTCACATAGCAGCTAGCAATCAAGTTGGCTGCATCCTTACCCCAACCAACGAACACAATGTTCCTGTGGTTGGCTATGATGCGCTTGATCACTTGCTCAGTAAATCCCTCCCATATCTTCTTGTGTGAGTTAGGCTGCTTCTCACGCACAGTCAATGACGTGTTGATGAGTAGCACTCCCTCCTTTGCCCAATGCTCTAGGGTTGTGTCAAAGTCTGGTCTGACAGTCATGCCATAGCTGTCGTATAGTTCTTTGACAATGTTCCTTAAGCTTGGGGACATCTTACCATTGTTAGTAGCGAAGGCTAGTCCAGTAGCTATCCCGTTATGATACGGGTCCTGTCCTAGTATAACAACCTTGAGATCATGGAACTGCGTAAGCTCGAAAGCTCTGAACACGTCACCTGGAGAGGGGTAACACCTGCTGTTAGCATATTCAGTCTTAAGAGCTTCACGCAGAGCCATGAATCTCTGGCTGTCAAAGATTGGCTTGAGGACCGGCCACCAGTCCCCAAGCTGTTCTTTAATCTTGTCGTTCATATTACCTTATTTCTGGGAGCATAGTACTCTCTGTCAAAGATCTCAATGTCAAGGTTGGGCATGCTGTGTAGCTCTGCATCAGCAGGTAGCTTCACATCTAGCTCTTCCTCAAGTTGATCTCTTAGACTGGGAGCCTGAAAGAGAATCTTCCCAGTGTGTCCATCGATGTCGAAGTCATGAAATTCTAGTATTCTTAGTTTCCATATGTCGTCTATCATTGAGTATTTTCCTTCTTTGTATGCTTGGTATGACCGCTTAGCATCTTCAGGAACATCGAACACAAACAGAACGTGATAAGGATCTGGGTCCTCACGACGTCTAAAATTTCTGAACGAGCATAGAGCTGATTCAAACTTGGTAAAGGTAGACTCGCCTGAGAATCTGTACAGCAGGGCGATACAATCATCGTCCACATCTGTAGCTATAAAGGCATTGACGAACAGTGAATCCCACAACATCAGATCTCTGTTCATACCCATCAAGGGCAGAACAAAGATGCTGCTGTCCGTTAGCCTAGCGACCGTCAGGTCATAGAACTTTACTTTACCTAGCTCCGTGTGAGCTCTGATTACATTCACGCGATAGGGAGACTTAGCACGAGGCCGTATAGTCTCACCCAGTTTGATTGTGTAATCACACTCAGGGAACGTGCAGGTGATAGATGTTATCACCCCATGAATCTCCTCTATGTCACACTTAGAGAGATCCCCAGTCAAACGTACAGTTCTCCCACTTACAGGGGTGAATTGTATGTCCTGACATTTTACCATAGCTCTTCCTCTTTCTGTAAGGTATCAACTTCTAGCGAAGGAAGCAACAATTCTGTCTCACGTTCTACATCTTCAGGTGTCTTAAGCAAGTACACCAGTCTAAATGTTTCGTGGAACTTCATGATGCCATCCACCATGCCGAACTTCTCTACATACTTCTTAAGAGCAAAGCCCTCGAAGTCATTCTTCCGGTTCTTCAACCAGTTGTCAGAAGTCTTTTCGCCGACACCAGGAATGCCTTGGATGTTGTCAGTACTATCACCCATCAGCACCTGCTTCCATAGGAACTTCAGTGCCTCATCTGGGGTAGTATGAAGGAACTCATCCTTCTGATAGTTGTAGTGCATGCCTACGCATTGATACAAGACGTCCTTATCTGGTGAACAGATAATAGTAGAGCGCTTATCCGTATACGAATAGTAGCTCACTAGGTCGTCTGCCTCAAAGCCGGGTACACCCCAGAAGTTATACCTCTGAACCATGTACTCACGTATGGCACTAAACACAATAGGCTTGGGCCTACCCTTACGATTACCTTTGTAATCAGGAGTAACCCCGTACCTAAAGCAGTTCTTCTCAGTAAGAAAGCCAACATACTGCGAAGTGTTGCAAGCACTAAGCATATGTGTGACTCTCTCGTCTATCCCATACAAAGCCTCCTCAAGAGTTGGCTTGTGCATCTCATAGTATATGAGAGAATCTGCATCTATCAGACAGATGTTTCCGTCTCTGGGTAGTCTCTCGATACTGCTCATATCACAGCATCTTTATCTCACCGACCTTGTCTGAACGCTTGTTGAACTTCTCAATAATCTTGTCCTTCATTTCCTCCCACTGCTCATCAGTGAGCTGGGCATACTTTGAAGAATGATACATGCTACCGTTCACCCCAACAAGGCTGGAGTGTACGAAGTATTGAAGACAACGAATAGCACCGTCCACTGAGTTAGGGACAGCACCAACGTGCATAGGGTCTACGAAGACATTATGAATCTCACCAGTGTACCAAGCAATGTACTTCAGGCCACCAACGTGCAGTCCAGGGACACAGCTTCTATCATCGTCAGTGTCTACCATATCCCATGATGGGAGTCTGTGTACACAACCAACCTTGATGAAGTACTGTGGGCTGTCATACCCGTTAGCACCTTCGCAGTAGAACTTATCACCGCCCCTCCATACAGCTGGTTCGAACAGTCTGTCCTCCACAAACTCTGGGAGTCCATCACTGTCGATCTCACCTGTGTCAGGGTTGAAGGTACGAGTGTAACGAGGAATCTCTTCCCCGGTCTCAGTGTCATACTTAGTCAAGACTTCTCTCGAAACCTTGAATGCATTGACAAGACCTTCCTTGGTGATCTTAACTTGATACATGGTTGCTCGTTTCTCAGCGAGCTCTTCACTCAGTCCGTGCTCCTCCATGTACTCAGTCTTGAGTCGTGGGTGCACGTACTTCATGTCGATAAAATCAAAGAAGCGCTTGGTGAACTCATCACCTTTACCCTTCCTCTTCTTCCTGCGAAGTATAGGATTACGTAGCCATCTCAACCAGAGCTTAGCCAATGGTGTAGTATCCGCTCCTGTATCAAAGGAGTCAAGGATTCTATCAACCAGAGACTGTGGCATCGGGGTATCGAGGAGATACCCGTCACTCAGCTCCATGAAATATCTACCAGCGGCATCTCTAGATATGTAGATATCACCTGCAATGTCTGCAATGTGACGTCTAGTCTTGAGGTCCTCTGTAGTCAACAACGAGAACTCAGCGAGTATCCCATTGTATTCTTCAACCGTCTCAGCCTGGTCAGCATCAGTAGCGAGCTTGACCATCTGCTTATAGATATCCTTCTCGTATGTACGAGAGAACGGGGTGTTGCCGTAGCTACCGGATATCATGTCACCTATTACATTAATAGATATCATAGTGGTGGGTTGAATTCGTGTCTGTCTTTTAGCTCAAGATACGCACGAATCTCCTTCCAGAACTTATCATCGTCTTCACTGCGATAAGGGAAGTTGATGCGTTCGAAGAGTGGATATAGTGGCTCAAGGAACTCTTTCAAGTACTCACCGAGTATGTGGATATCATCCTCAGCAATCGTACAATCTGCATCCGCTACCTTAAACAGCTCCATAGACTTCTGGGCAATAGCTTGTTCATCGTGGCCATCTAGTATGAAGACCTGCATCTCGTGCATCTTCTTCATCAGATCGATAACCTCTTTGAACTCACCATCGCTGTGATCCCAGTATCTACTGTGGTAGCGGTACCTGTCGTACGGCTGAAGCTTATCCAATACATCTTTGTACTTAGGATCGACTTCTTTCAACTTTTCAAACCAGTTGGGTACATGAGGCGTCAAACATCCTGTAACCCACTCTCGAACTTTACTGTGCATACTCCATTTGTTTTCATGTGTAGTAGAGAAGAACTCACTGATGTGCTTGATGTTAGTCCCCACCATCTTCTTGGACAGTGCAGCTGATACTTTGAACAGCTGTATGTCTGTGACCTTAGAGGGTTCTTCATCTGTCTCCTTCATCCAGTTACCATTGTAATCATTGCGGAGTCTATGTGGCCTAAACTCTGTAAACACAGGGTTCTGGTTAGCCATTTGAGTATCCGTGTTTGAGAACGGGTGGTAATGTGAAAGCTTAGGATACACGTCAGTCCAAGCAGGAACTGTAGGGGCACAGATTGTAGCAGCCAGTTGCAGCATAGCTTCATCTTCACTGGTACCATAGTACGTTTCTATGTCAGTGTCTTGAATCAACTGCAGCGGTGCTTCTACTTTGTCCCATGTCCAGTCTGAAATCCGGTGACACCATTTCTCATCACCAGCGTACGGACGTCGTAAGGTGTAAAGGACGACCTCGTTAGTCAAGCTACGTCTTTCTTCTGGTGTCATGAAACGGTATCTGTTCTTCAGCTCTTCTTGTTCTTGCTTTGTGTCTAAGGCCTCATTGAAATCAGCCGGTACTTCTATCTCGTCATAGTCGAACTTCAAGAGCGGACAGTCCTTGATGAGTTCCCAATTAGATGCCCTGTGTAGATTGATGGAGTCAATCTTCATTTGCACCTTATCGTCATTCATCAGGTTAGTCATCTGATGTTCTGTAATGAGAGTAAGGGTCTCGTTCTGCATAAGGTACAGGTCCTTACGCGCTGAAGGATTCCCTTTGACGAAGTACAGGTTGTTCCAATTAACTTGGCCCCATCCTACATCTTCTCTAACAATTTGATGTTTACCATTCTTCCAAGTCCTAGATACGTTACGCACCTTGAATCCCTTGAGTATACCTGCAGGGGATGCAAAGGTTATGTTCGTACCAGGAAAGCGTGGTCGAATGTTCTCTTTATCTATTAACTCACCTAGCTGACGTAGCACAGTATCATTACCGGTGTTCTTGTAGATCACCTCACTGCACTTCTTCACCCATGTGAGAAAGTCTGTTTCGTCGAGTTGTTCGGTAATCACATCTGCTGCGTCTTGAGCTGCTCTCTCAATCGCACCTTGGATGTAATTCTTTGTGTGTTCATTCCAAATCACCTTCTCACGTGATGGGGTGACTTCGACGCCGTCCTGGATTACGACCTCGTTACCATCCTCATCTAGGTAGGCCTGACGTGCTGGGCATTTAATACCCACTGCACCCCATAGGCTCTCCATCTCGAGCTCACGGAAGTCCACATATCCATAGTTAATACCCGTAGTGGCTCCTGGGGATTTAACCATGACAATGTGAGGCTTACGCCATGCCCAAGTGTCTGAGACGATAAGATTGTCAGAGTTGTAGAGGACATCACTCCTTACACTCCTATCCATCTCATGACCATCTTCGTAGATGTACTTCATGTCGACGTTATCGATGTAGTTCAGTTGATCCTGTACTGCATCAATAAACTTCGTACGGTTGTGTCGCTTGACACCGAACGATATCTTCGTGAAGTTCTTGGAATTTGTTTTTATATAGTTAACCTGAGTCCCATCACTGAAAGTAATGTGACCATCGGCCTGGAACTTACCAATAAGGAAGTCCGTTTTGTAAGCAAAGCAGTTCATCTTGAACAGCTTGCCATTGTGTGCAGTCTCTACCGTGTAGAAGTCGACGCCTGTCGAGAGCGGGACTTTGGCTCCGAGACCAAACGCCCCGAAGTTTTCTGCTGTGTTTCTTTTTGTTGAGAATCCCAGTTCGAGATACCCTTCGAGTCTCGACGCGCCGATACCCACGCCGTAGTCAGTAACACTAAAAACATCACAAAAGCCAGTGCCTCCATTTTCTTTGTATGTAACGATAACTCTGTTGTTATCTGCACAAAGATACTGAAAATCATAGTACTCTGGTGTGAAGTTTGAATCAATATACTGCTCATCATTGCGTGTGATGTAATAGTCTTCGACCTTCTTCTTGCCTGACAGTATCTCCAACGCGATCTCTTTCTCACGTTGTGAATCGCAGGCGTTGGTCACCAGCTCACGTACGGTTGAAGGTATCGGGGTAGAGTATTGTGTAGACTGAAGAACATCGAAGACAAGTTTCTCTGCGGACTTGTTGATCCGCTTCTGTACACCTGTGGAGTTAGACTCCACGGCTGTACCAATTGTCTTAATGCTCATGTGGTTTGCAATAAAAAGGCCCCTACAAAACTGTAGGAGCCATTAGTTCTAGAATCTTTTGAACTGTTTCGATGTTCTGTTTCTGATTCCTCGGTACGAATAGCACCGGGGGATCATCACTCTCCATCAACAGTTTCTTAAACATCTTCCACTTCAAGGGGAAGCGTTCATTAGCGTAGCCTTTACACTCGATGACCCATTTACCATTGGGGTCTACGAAGTCAGGAGTGTATGTAATATCACGGACTTTGTATTTCTGCTTGTCCTGATAGCCTGTCTTACCATTGTCCTCGTAGGACTCATTAGTGTAGTGAAAGCCTTCCATGAGAACATACTTCTTCTTCTCATAGTCAGCCTGTATACCTGCGTCTCTGAGCTGCCTGTAGCAATGAGCTTCAAGCTGAGATCTAAACTTGATACCGTCTACTTCCTTAGACTTAGCGTTACGTACTTTCTTCCTTGATGTACGTGTGCCTGTTCTCCTTCCTCGTGATGACATTCTTTGCTTCTTCTAATCCGTGGTCCCTGATTAAGTCAGAGATGTCCTTGGATCTATAATACGAAGGTATGACAATATTGTCAAGGCCATACTTCTTACAGATCTTAACGGCCATAGTCTGGCCAGGGTTACGGGGATTATCAAAGTCGTTGTCATACAGGACAATCACTTCTTCGAAACGCGCTTGCGCTTCTTCGATGGTGCTTTCCCTTGGCACAAGCATTTCTGATTGTAGAGCAATGGATGGGTAGTTAAGCACCGCCAAGCACATGATATCCTTGAGGGAGCTTGTGAGAACCAGAGTCTTACCACGTTCAGGTAGCTGCCGATAGCCTTGAAGGCATTCGCTACCCACGTTAGAAAACCATTTAAAATCTCTTTCAAGCGGACGATAAATCTTATAACCGCAGTCAAAACGGTAACGGTAACTGATACTATTGCACGAAAAACGTTGTTCATTAATCCAGACATGTGTAATGGGTTTTACATCAAAGATACGCAAAATCTCCATAGGTATCCCAAACTGTTCCCAATACAGCTTGTCTTGATAGTTCCAAGACCTAAGTCTTACAGAAATTCTCGACGGCGTCTGTACTCTTGTTTCTTTTTCCACCTTCCGTACAGTCCGCGTAGGACGTACACTAGCAGAGAGACCAAGGCCAAAAGCGCTATCGATGAGTATAAGTACTCCATAGAAGTTAGTGTTGTATTTGTATTTAATGTACTCGAAGCAGTCAAAGCTATGCTCTGGACAGCCCCAGTCTTTGTATAGTAACCTGTGATTCCAGTTAATGATATGAACTGTTGGACTATTGTCTTCGCGCAGATCGCTCCTAAACCGTTTGCCTACATCCTCAAAATTTGAACAGAAGTGTTTGAATATCTGATACTCTGATACTTTACTCAGTATCGTATCCTTATCCAAGATCTCGTTGCTCCTCCTTGACTGTATCACAAGAGTAAATATAGGGGACAGGTTGCCCTGCCCCCTTATTTATCAGCTCCAGATATCCGTACTGGGTTCTGGTGTTGGTACAGCAGCTTCAGCTGTAGGAGCTATTATCTCCGCAGCGTATGGCTGGAGTTGCAGATCTTCATTGTACGCTGCATTGAACTCGCCATAGGAATCGTTCAACGCTTTGACGAACAATGCATCACGCTTTGGCTTCAGTCTACCGAAGTGACGTGTGTACACAGACTGATACTTATCATCCTTAACCCCAAGCAGGACACGAAGCTTGTTGTCTTTGAGAGAAGTAATCAGAGACTTCAACTCTTCGACCTTGAGGTTGACGATGTCATCGATAGTATCAAATGCACACTCACCATCGTTAGGGATGTTAGCCCATGCCTTAACGAAGTTGATCAGTGTCTCTTCGCCAGGATACATACGGCGTACACCATCACTCTTGAACCAATCTGGTGCAGAGTTTGGGTCAGTAGCCCATGTCACCTGACCATACTTGTTGGTGATTTGAAACTTACCAGTTGATGATTCGTTTCTGTGCTTATTACCAACAAGAATGTCGAAGCGTGTAGTGAAGTTGTACTGATCGTTGTTCAACCAGAACGTGAGCTTACCAGTCTTGTCACCCATATCTACATCGTAGGTGGGTTCAGTTCTAAGGTTCACACCAACAGATGCGAGCTCACCTAGGGTTGGGTTGACAGCAACAACAGTCACAGCGGCGATGCCTGTGTATAGAGGTATACCACCCCCTGTTACTTGTACTTCTGAAGAATTAGATTGTATAGCCATTAGTCTTGGATTTCGTCTTGATTGTCGTTATGTGGGTCAGCCTGTGCAATTCCTTGTTGCAACGTCATCTGCGTGTTTGCAGTGTCGTCAACAAGCTGAATGCGCATGACTCTTTGTTTCTTTACACGGATACCCTTGAGCTTAGGGTGAGAGAAGATCTGCTTCGCCTCAGCAATGGTCATACCGTACTTCTTTCTGATCTCGTCACGACTCATGCCATCATCTTTGATGTGGCTGATGAGCGCCGAGATGGTCAACACCTGTGGTGTCTCCTCCTGTGTTACCTCTGGGGTAACTGCAACTTGTGCGTCAAAAGACATGTGAATCAGTTTAATCGATGAAAATTTTACTCCAATCAAGTTCAGCATCAAGTCCTCGTAGATGCTCACAGCGGGAGCCTGCTGTGTCGTCGTTTGTAGAGTCAAACGAAATCTTTGTGGTTTCGTCTCCCCTGTACACAAGACCGATAGCATCAGCATTGGCACAGGTAATCTCACGTAGCTTACCAGACAAGGACAAATCATTAGCCTTGACTTCCTTACCATTCTTAGTGAGGTACTTGTCTTTCAAGTGCCCAACGAAGATGACGTGGTCAGCAAGTTTAGAGAGATTGAAGAACCACTTCATGAAAGCCTTACGCAGGTAGAGATAACCAGCACCCTGAGGCAGAGTAAGAACAGACAGTCCCTTATTCTGCTGATCAAAGTTCTTGCCCATGGGCGTAGCCTGATACATCTTCTTTGCTTCCTCCTCACACCACACTTCCAGTTGTGTGATGGTATCGATAGCAATGTACTTGTAAGGTTTTCCCTCGCTCATAATAGCCTTCCCAATCTCAGCAAGCTCAGCGAGAGAGTTTGCCTTGATCTTGAGTGCGTCCACCATATCAGACCCGTCCTCAAGGTCAATGATGAGACAGTTCTCAAGCTTTGAGAGAGCTGTGGTCTTCCCAATTTTAGGAGGACCATAGATAATCATATTCTTAGGTGATTTGCGTGCTGCTTTAACCACCTGTGTGGGGAGTTTTAGTTCGCTCATTGATTGTAAATGTTGATAAATCTGTTTCAAAGGGTATCATACCGAGCAGCCCATCACGGTTCTTCTCGACATGTACAGCCATGAGCCCTACTGGGTCTTCCCCACAGTACTTGTCAGTAATCCCATACAAATCATTAGGACGCTGTAGCATCATAACTACGTGTGCATCCTGACCGATAGAGTCACCACCAAATAGGTCAGTCAAGAGGGGCTGGTATTGTTGTTTGGCACGGAACTCCTGTTCGATGTTACGATTGAGCTGTGACAGCAGTATCGTGATGCATGTCATTCTAGCTTGCATCCACATGCATGCCTTAGACAATACATTCAATCGCTGCAGTTCCGTATCTGCATTGCCTCTGACGAGGCGAGAGTGGTCAATAAGATTGATGACTGTAGTACCAGGATACCTGATGAATACATCCTCATTGATCTTCTTGACCCGCTCCATATCCTGTGGTATAGAGCAGAAAAAGATTGGGTATTGCTTGTACTTCTGTACCATACCCTCGTAGGTTTTGAACTTCTCATCGCTGAGTCTGTGTTCAACAGACAAGAGTTCTGCTGTCTGCATCTTGGTATCCTTTGAACCTGCACGCAGTATCTGCTGATACCCTGGCATCTCAAAGCTCCAGTACAGAACAATAACATTCTTGTCCTTACTTATGTCTAGTATATCAAAGATCATCTGGTTAGAGAAAGCTGACTTACCCACACCAGGACGACCTGCAATGACATACATCTTACCGGGCTGCAATCCACCCATCAAGTTCTTGTTCAGTCTTGGCCATCTTGTAGGATAGACAGTCCTGTTCCCATACATAGCAGTCTTGACCTCAGCAACAGATCTGTTGACGTCTTGAGAGATATGCTTGAGTTCCTTGATGCCTGTGAGATCATAGCTTGCGTGTGATGCGACCTGCTGGTTGTGCTGATTGTTCATTGACATCTTCGTATTGCTCCCATGTATGATTGTTCATCCATGTAGTTAGCATCTGCATATACCCTAGGGTGTTGGTTGACTTGCGAAGCTCCAACTCGTTCTTCAAACACTGAACGATGTGGTCGTGCTTCGCCTTATCAGTCCCAACAACTTTGTAGTACTTCCGCAGAGCTTTCTCGTTGTTCTTAGCGAAAGCATCCTTAGCCCTAAGGACACGCATGTGTCCCTGATTGTACACCTTAAGGGGAAAGTGGGAGAGAAGCTCCGACCACATTCTGTCGAACGAATCCTGGAAACTGTCCAGGAATGCTTGACGTACTACGTGGTCTTGCGGCTCCTCCCCCAACTTAATTAGCCCTTTGGTTTGCAAGGCTTCTAGGTTTGGCTTTAGCTTTAACTCTGAGATCAACTCATGGCTTGTGGCATGCAAGAGATACAAATATAAGAAATCATCCCCAGTTATACCAAGATCTTTGAGAATATTTGTGTTGACCTCTACTATCATACCAATTATTTAAACACTACGTGTATTTCCTTGCCTTTCACAGTGATGTTGAGATCCACTTTGGGGTCCATCATGTGCCTAGCCATACGCTGTCTGAGATTACCCCAGTCTTCGATGTGGTCTAGGTAACCATCAAAGTTATCCTTGCTCTTAAAGCTGCTACGTATAGCATGGTATCTACATAGTACAGCCTTTGGGGATATAGTTTTACCAAGGTCTTTCTTTATAGCCTTGGCTACCTTAACAGATGCACGTGACTGTGTCATAGTACCACGCTCATCCATACCCATGATGATCATATCATCAGAGGCTTCAGTATGTCGGAAGTAAGTCCTCCTTTTCATTGTTACATATTTTTAAACGATTTAGTAGCTTGTTCCATCCACTTCTGTTCCTGTGAGCCTGCTACATATAGTATGTAGACAATGCCCTGCTTACCAGGACGGAAGCGTATTAGTCGACCGACGCGCTGTATCATTGGTAGTGCCTTGCTTTCTAGCCCGGCAATGATACCTATGCCTACATCAGGCACATCGAACCCTTGATTGAGGGCCTTAGTGCTGCATAGGATTGCACCGTCAGTGCTCTTGAATTCCTCAAGAGTCTTCTCACGTTGTTTCTTCGTCTTACCAGAGTGATAAATCATACCGTCAAGCTTTGCAGCCATCTGATTAGTGAAGTCATTGGTACCAGAGAAGGTTAGTATCTTCTCACCCTTGTGACTGTCAGCTATCTGTTTAGCTATCTCTAGTTTGTTAGACGCGTGTTGAACAACTGCCTTACGCTTTCTAATGGCATTGAAGAATTGTGCTGCTGCTTTCTTATCTGCAGGACCAAATTGTCCTGCCCTGTCGCGCAGTATATCATTCGCCACATTGAAAGCGTCATGCCCCCCAAGCAGATACTTCTGATGTACGAAGCTTCTGTTGTGGGCTGTGTAGGCTTTCTGTTCAATATCTGTGAGCATTACAGGTACCTCCAAGATCTTGTAAGGAGCAACCAGCCCCTTCTGTACACACTGATCTAGAGTGATCGTGTAGACAGTCGGGGCTAGTCTTTCTAACAGTTCCCTGTATTCAGGTTCCTCTGGTGGTGTCGCAGTCATGCATAGCAGCTTATCGTAGGTGTTGCTCTCAAAGAACCTCCTGTACACAGGAGATAGTCCGAGGTGAACTTCGTCACAGACTACGATGTCGTAGTGCTGATCTTGAAGTTTATGCGCTGACTGATAACAGAGTATTTCTACTCGAGAGAGGACGTGTTCTTTTCCCCACTTTCTGAATTCATCTGCGAATTGATCTTGCAGTTGATTCGTAGGTACGAGAACAATTCCTCTACCACCATCTGTAAGAGCGTGAGCAACAGCCAACACACCACACCGGCTTTTCCCAAAACCAGTACCAGCAATAATGCTGCCGCGATATCCTGCCGTATGCCATGCGTTGAGGGCATTGCTCTGCTCCTTACTTTTAGTCTCTATAGTCTTCTGGGTCATAAGTGGTTTCCTCTTCCAGTATCTCCTCTCGTATGTGATCGATGAACGTGTCGTCAATCTTTACGATCTCGACTTGTATGTCATCAATCTCAATACTTGGGGGGATATGCTCTGTGTGATAGTCACCAGCCTGACCAAGGTCGAGCCAGTAGTTAATCTTCAGGGACAGTGTCCCGATCTCCGACTCGATTTCTGTTTGCCATTTTTTGCTCATAGCTTAGTTCATTGTACTTAACAATTAAGTTCACCAACTGTCGTCGCAGCGTATGAACTTCCTTCTCTACAATTTGTACTCTCGAGAGAAGGTAATCTTTGGTCTCTCGTTCCATCGTTAGTTAGATTTTCGCTACCCTTGTATTGGTAGCCGTTTAGTCTTAGGCGTTGTCTCGCCCTTTGTTTAACATTATTGAATTTGACTCTAAATGAAGGATCTACTTTCAACAGTTCGTTTGCTCGCTGCACAGCAACTGTCACCGTTGAATGATCCCTACCCACATACATGCCGAGTCGTTTGCATGTAAATTTGTACAAGTATTCTCTACATAGCAAGAAGAATATCTTCCGTGCATCTGAGAGAGTTTCAGTCTTCAACCTGCTCTTGAATTCATCGAGAGTCAGGTCGTACTCCTCGCAGCAGGTAGCAGCTACGATTTCTAATTCACCCCTATTGATTTGTGCACCACGCTTTATGTGATGCATCGTGTTGTAATGTAAGCCTGGGTATATCCAGGCACTAGGTTTAGGTTGTGCCATAGTGCGCCCTGCTGGACTTGAACCAGCGACCGATTGATTATGAGTCAATTGCTCTAACCACTGAGCTAAGGGCGCAAAAAGGGCCAGCTACGTTTAGCCAGCCCCCCTACTGTAAATGAATGAAACACGTCTGAGCTGCTATCGCCTCACACGCGTACCCCGGGCGGGACTCGAACCCACAACCTACAGCTTAGAAGGCTGTTGCACTATCCAGTTGTGCTACCGAGGCATGTTGGTTACAGAAAATCATTCCCGCAACCATACTGACCTACAGTCATGAGTGGTTCATTGTTTTGCAGTCGTTTTCTATTTGTCCTGTGTAAGGGTCTGATTTGTTCCCAGTCCCCTATCACATTACTACTAAGAGCACTATAGACAGATTTATAGGTCATTTCATAATAATCACCTATCTCTGACAGTGTGTACCCTGATATGTACATCTGTAGATAAGAAGCCAAGTCCCTAGAGGAATGTGCTTTAGCAAAGCCACCATTAATATTAGTGGTGACTTTCATAGCACCTGATAACTCTATCAACTTGTCAAACTCAATCTTCATCTGTCAATAGTTTGTCTATACTGTCTTCCAAGGCACCGACAGCCTGAGTAATAAACGTGCTAAGACTTTCATCTTGCATGTTTACACTCAGGACTCTATCAAGCTCCTTCTGCAGTCTGTTTATATGGAACCGCAGCTGGTGCTTGAACCGTGTCTCACCCTGTGTTTCGTCCAGCAATTCTTGTAGCAGCATAGACGTTACGAATAGCTTGACTTCAAGCTGACGTATAGTCTTGCCTCCTACCTGTACATCTTTACTCATGCTAGTGCAACATTTGATTTTTCAAACTCTTTTACTCGCTTGTAGACATCGTACAGCGTGCTGTCCTCCATCTCGTCCCACATGTAGTCGAATGTTCTCTCACTGGCTTTCTCGTTTGCGACATGCAATGCTGCATTTGTCACAAGATACGCCAAAGGTTCGTCATCCAGGTCTTCCATGTTAAAATCTAACCAACAGAAATTGCAGTGGTCTCTCATGTACCACACAACCTTTGGTATGTTGTAGGACTTACGCCGTGTATTCACCCCAACCCCACACTTCTTAAGGAAGCTCTTGCGTAGCTCCCAAAGCTCAGGGTCTCTTCTGTTAATCTGACCACCGTTAGGTTGTTGAGCTCTGAAGTTAGCATACACTTTGTGATAGAAGTCTACTACCATGGGTCTCTCCTCTTCAGGGATACCATAGTTCTCCATAAACGCAGTGAGCTTCTCGTGGAACTCATCACGTTGTATGTCTTCTATCATCTCAGGTGGGATGCCCATAGAGATCATAACCTCCAGGTGGTTAGTTGACTTAAAGAAGTTCCTAAACTGTGGTTGTTTGGCTGCTTCTAGCTTGATCATGACGATAGTTTCTTAGGCTTCTCCTGATCAATACTATCGAAATTCTTGCTCTCAAGGTTACGATGCTCAGCTTTGAACTCAGGTTTAGTCATGAGTGCTGCACGCTTGAGCTCATAGTTGAGCAAGTTCCCGCATTGTTGTACGAGCTTGGCTGTAGCTGCTGCTTTGTACACATCTATCTCATCTCTATCGAGTTGATCTAGTGTAGTTGTGAGCTTGTGAAACAGGCTCTTCGTGTTTACTGGTTGCATTTGATTTGTTATTTCTCCCACGTCTGTGAGATGTTAGTATCTGCTTTCAATAGACCGTTAGGTATAATTACTTTCGCTGCCTTCTCCATGAGCTCAGTCATCTTGACTGCCCATGCTTCAGCAACTTCTTGTTTGCATATCGTATCAATCTGGTCGTGGACCGTCATGACAATCTTTACGTTGTTACTCCATGATTCTTGTATTTCTTTGTAAATGTAAATGAGGGCTAGCTTGGTCATGTCAGCAGAGCTACCCTGAATAGGTGTGTTCTTGCTAGCACGTTCAATACTACCGAGTTCCATCATCTTTGACCTATCATTCCACATCTTCGGGTACCACGAGTCGAACCAACGACGTCGCTTGAACGGCTTGAACGTACGGATATAACCGTTCCGTGTACCGAATGTACCAAGTTTTTGTAGAAAATCTCTGATGTTAGGGAACTCTGTAAAGTATTTCTCTATGAGCACCTCCGCTTCCTGTTTAGATATCTGTAGAGTATCCGCAAGTTTAAACGGTCCCATGCCGTAGGCGAGTCCGAAATTGATTGCTTTAATCTGCGTTCGAAGCTTCTTCTTTTCATCAGCATCCGCGTTTCTCCACTTATCTTCGAAGACAAGGTCGGCGCATACTCCATGCAGATCCAGTCCTTTTTCAAGGGCGTCAAGCCAAACAGGGTCTTGTGATCCATAGGCAATGACGTTTAGTTCCTGTGAAGAGTAATCCGAAGAGACGAAAACCCATCCTGGCTCGGTAACGAAACAGTTTCTAAAGGTATTATCGCTCGGAATCTGTTGCATGTTAGGTTTAGAGGACGAAACTCGTCCAGTATCCAGGATCTGTGAGAAGTTAGTGTGCACTTTTCCGTCACTATTGACGTAGTTGAAGAACTTAGTACCATAGGCGTTGGCAAGCTTCGTTCTTTCTTTATAGCGTATATATTCATCGATAAGCTTGTGTTTGTACCTGTACTTGTTGAGCTTCTTTCCATTGACATCTTCAAGGTCAGGTATTAGGTTTCTAAATAGTTCAAGGGTCTGCGAGGGGGAACCCCAGTTGATGTGTGTATGTCTGACTTCTTCGATAGGTGCAAACATATCCACCTGTACTGGGACACGGTAATGCTGTAGCAAATCGTGTTCCAATACCATATCATCAAGCTTTATCGCCTGTTCGTGTGCCAACTTGACGTTAGCCTCTGCCATAACTGTCCACTTGTCCTTGTCAATGTCAAGGCCTTCGTATTCAATCTCAGCAAATACTTTGACTACGGCATTCTCAAGACGTGCGACTTGCTGTAGTTCAAGCGAATGAATCTTGACCAGCTGTTTCTCCCGTATGTCAAGCAGATAAACCACATCGTTCGCCCCATACGTAATCTGATCGACGGTAAAAGGTTGACCCTTGAGTCCGATGAATTTGTTCCGCGTCTCCTTATCGAGAGTGTGACCGATATATCTTTCGACACACCTGGAAAGAGAGTATCCATAGTCTTGCTTACCGCAATTGATAACTCTCTCGGCAAGAAACGTGTCGTATATTTCCTCCAACGAAATTCCAGCCCATTTTTTAATGAACTTGTAGTCAAACTTCGCGTTGTGAAGAACCTTGACGATTTCTCTTGACTCAAGGATTTCTTTGAGCGGGGAGATGTCGACGACTCGCGTGTCGATGACGTATTGTCTGTCTCTGTCCCCGATTTGGAACATGATGAGCTTTTTGCATGTGAAGTCGAAGCCCTCCGTCTCGGTGTCCACCCCCAGAACTGTCTTGCTTTCACAATAAGCCTTGCATTCTTGTATCGTCGCTGTCGGGATATCATTGAGTGGAGAGTTTGTCCCCACGAATCTTATTTTGCTCATTGTAGATGCAGTTTAGCATGTTGTCAGCTTCTTCGAAGGTAAGGTTACGACCCCGGAAGAATACCCCGGAGCGGCCATGTTTCTTGGCCATAGTTATCATGAGTTCGAGCGTGTCTGTCTCTCCCTCCTGTATGATCATAGCGATCTCTTTCATTTTACCCATAGCGTGTTGGTTTTTCGTGGTGTTGTAAAAAAACGGGAACCCATATGCTCCACCCGATAAGAAGCTGGGTTCCCGTTACTACCTAAATCTACGGGTTATCTACATCTTAGCTAGCGAGTTCGCCAGCGAGGATAGCAGGACGGCCTGGAGCGGCAGTCTGTGCTTCCTGTGATTCAGATGCGATGAACTTATTAGAGCAAATCTTGCTCAGCATAAGATCAGTGTGGCGGTACACAGGCATGTGTGTACCAGTCGCAGGGTTCAACGCAACCACAACCTCACCTGTTGAAGGGTTAGATTTTGGCTGTTGAGTCTTCGAGTAAGGATTCTTCTCGAAGTTCTCCGTGATCTGAATTGCGAGGTCTACATCAGCAGTAGCACCAAGTGACTTGTACAAGTCATTGGCAAAGTACACAGTGCCTCCTTCCATAGAGTTCCCTTCCGTGGAACCGAAGAATGCTTGTGCACGTGCTGCGTCAATAGAGCGCAATGCAGTTACCGTGGTCATGTTACTAAGCCCTTCTGTGCCCTGCTCGAGAGCAATCAAAGCACTGTTAGCATCTGCTGCAGATGAAGCCGGTCGCTCCACTTGCTGAGCAAACTGCACAGTTACTTGGTTTTTAGAAGAGTTAGTGTTGAACCACCAACGACGAACGACAACTTGGCCCGTTGCCAGGGCATTTTCATAGGCTTGTGCCATGATAAAAGAAAATAAAGAATAGAAAGGGGACACTTGATGGTAGTCCCCAACACCATATTAGCAACCTGTTGCGATAATGTAGCCCATGTACAGAACCAACATTATCAATAGTATCCTGTGAAACTTGATACTACCGTAGATATCAAGAGGGTTGAAACCTCTTGCCTTTGCATAGATGAATGCACCTGCAAAGAGCAGTACAAGAATTGTAGCTGCTGGTAAATCGAACCCAATCATAGCCCGAGTTCAATTGAGGCACACCCAAGGGCGATACCTGTTACAAACGCAACCGTACATTCTGGACAGAACGGAGTCATGGTAACTACGAGAGCTGTGTTGTCATCAACACTCTCTTCGACGCAGTCACCCCAACATGTCCAACAGAACGTAGGGATGTAGTCGTCAGGCAGTACTACCTCATATCCTGTGAGGTCAGCGTTAGCCTGAGCAATGAAACTTACGTGTCCACGAGGTGAACGCGCTTCTACATAGACTGAACCGTACTCAGTACGCATATCGTAGATACGATACTTCAGTCCATCTTGCTTACCCTCTTGGATAAGCGTGTACTCTGAGGTGTTGGCCTTAGGCGTAATAACCTCTTTGGTGCAGCTCGTGAAAGCGAACGCACCGATTAGAATAAACAAATACTTCATAGGTATTTAGATTGTTAGATGAAGTCTTCATTCAACATTACGTGAGTCTCGCCACTGGTCAAGCATAAAGCTATCGTAGTGTGAAGGAGTGTCCTTACGAGACAATGAGAAAAGGGAAGAGGTAGTATCCTATCTACACGCCTACACCTGACGTCAGCCCTGTAGTATGCTGCTCTTCCCTGACATGTATATAGGACATGACGGCCCAGTGACGACTCGTGTTAAGGGTGAGTCGTTTACCCCACCTTGTATAGTCTAAGACCCAAGGATTTATTGCCAGTGACCTGGTTCGTTTGATATGATACCCCATGCACCAGTAGGATACTTGATGCGATAAGGTAGGTCATCAAACTCTTTGCCTTTGATGTACAAGTGTATGTACGTATATCTCCGGCGGTGGTTGACAGAGATAATCTCTATCGGTACTGTGGTGACATCGCAGGTTACAACATTGGTGGCTTTGATACTATCAAGTGTAGTATTGAAGTTACCTATGTACATTCTGCCATAGTCATCCTCAATCATCCCAAACATACCGCAATGGTACGCTTGGGAGAAAGAGGTGAAGGATAGTCCAATGAGGACTATCAGTAATAGGCTGCGCATATTGTGTGCTTTTTCTGAAAGCTCCACTCGTGAGCATGGTACGAACTAGTGCTCCGTGAAGCAGTTGAACATGAAGAAACGAAGGTGGCGAGCAGTGCCACAGCAAGAGTGCGCAAAATGAAGGTTTTCATGACGATAGGGTTGTGGGATTGGTTACTTTTCAGGGAAGTACTGATTAAACTCAGCAGCTGTAAGGGTCAGCTTGTAGTAGTAGCCTGTAAAGCTGTTGTCGTCAATGTAAAATTTTACGCTTCTCTTTCCGGAGAGCAATCTTTTATCGACGTCAAGAGCGTAGACATCAACGATCTTCTGGACTGCGTTGTCCGTAGTATCGCTGTAGAGAATCAAGTAATCGTAGTACATAGCAGGTTCTGCGTACCAATCCACACCGCTGTTATCCTCAATGAGGAAAGCGTCAACGGGAACTGGATTGTGGGATATAGTTGTTGTGGCGAAGATGCCACCAACCACCCCCATCAATGAAGTGAATAGAATTGAAGTTAAATAAGGCATAACTATTGGGTTTTGGAGAGCTCATTGGTAATCTCAGCCATTTGCTCTTGAAGTTTTGATACTTGTTTTTGAAGACGCTGACGTTCCTCAATTAGAGATTCTCTGAGGATAACTACGTCGCGTTTGGTTTGCCTGTATCTGTAGAGTACAGGGTTGATGATCTCATTAGTCGGTGATTCCATCGAGCTTACGAGTTAGTTCGTTAATACGTACGGATTGTTGGATGATGACCAAGTCTTTGGCATCATGCTTATCACCGTGAATAATGAAGTACAGAGCTCCAGTCAACAGGATGTTGAAGAGCATGGAAACAACTGTGATTGTAATCATG